TCCAAGTGGCTTTTAGCGCTGGCAACTTGCTCTTTTAACGCTAATTTTTTTCTTTTTATTTCTTTTTCATCATCGTTTTCTTCATCATAAGAAAACTGATCTTCCATAAGAAAATTAATTTCTTCATTATCTAAATGTGGTTTTGTCTGTTTATAGTACTCGTATAATAAATCTTGATTATCTAGTTTACTATAATCTTGATTAAGTTTAACATAATCATTTAGATCACCACCAGTTTCTTTCATGAAGTCAACTAACTTTTGGATATTTTCAGGAAGAGGTTCACTTGTTTTTTCAACCTCAGCAACAGTCTTTTTAATTTCTTCTTTAGTTTTTTCTACTTTTTCTTCTACCTTTTCGTCAGTAATTTCTTCTAACGCTGGAGTTTCTTGTGCTTCTGTTTTCGGTTGTACTTCTTCTTGTTCTTTTGGGGTGTTGGCATCCTCAGACTTTGGAGCCACTCCCTCGTTGTTAGTGTTATCTTCTTTAACTTCATTTTCTTCTGGTTTTGATGGTTTATTTAAATCAACCTTAGTTACAGTTTGTTTATCCATATCTATAGGTTTCATTTTCATTTTTTCTTGAACTTTTGTAATATTACCTTTTGTTTCATTACCTACTGGTTGTTGCTCTTTTTTTGCTTTTACTTTTAATTTACCAATCTCGTTGTCCACGACTGGTTTTTCTTTTTTTGCCATAATATAATATAATAATAGTTAATAAATTTATCTAGGACCAAATGTACTTAAATCAAAACCTCCACTTAGTATATCATTACCTGAAGACTCAAAGTTTTTAGGTGGTTTTTGATTATTTCTTTGATCAATCATTTCACTTTGTTGAGTTGCTTGAATTCTAGTTCTTTGATCTTTTCTATCTTCTTTTTCTTTTTCTTTTGTTTTTAAAACTTCAGCTTCCATTTGCTTTAACTGCATGTTTAATTGAAACTCGTAAGCCATTAGTTCTTTTTTAATATTAGCCTCTTGCATCATTTTTCTAACATCTAATTGAGATTTTACCTCTTCTAATTCAGCTTCACTTCTATTTAACGCGTCTTGTTTTTCAACTTCAGCAAAAGCAGCTGCTTCAGCTTGTTTAGCATTTGCCTCTCCTTGAGCTTGAATATTTTGCTGTTGTATCATTTGATCTTTTTCTTGTTTTTTCTTTCGTCTTATTTTAAGAAGTTGGTTAGCTAACTTTACGTTTTTAATTTCTCTAAGATCAATAGCATCTTCAAGTTCTATGTTTTGTTGCTGTAAGGCCATTTGAATATTATTTTCTAACATAGCTTTTTCTTCTTCATCTGGCATTAATTCTATAAAAATACCAAAATCATATAAATGTAAACTTGATATTTCTTCTAATGTGGCTACATTATGAACACCTACTTGTTGTATAAAAGCATCTTTTGTTGGAGAATATTCTATAATATCAGATATTCTAAGAGATAAACATTCAGCGACTTCAGCTGTTAAAAATAAACCTGAATTTAATATATGTCTAGTTGCAACGTTAGAATTAGCGGCAGCCATTTTTTGAATACCAACTAATGATTTAGCGTCTGGTGTTGAAGCATCTCTAGCTTCGTTTAATCCAGTCACATCTCTAATCATTTGTAAGTAATAATTGTATGTACCAATTAAACTTTGCATTTTTTGACCACCATTACTTGATTGTATTTCTTGAATAGGTACTTTACCAGCGTTTGGATCACCATCTTGAGTATAAGATCTACCAATTACGGAACCTGTTTGGAAAAACATATTTAAAGCTTCTTGTGGATTGTAATTAGTTCCATTACCTAAGTCTATTTCAGCTAAACCATCAGCATCTAAATAAACACCATCTGGCACTAATCTAGACATTACTTGTTGTAACTTTAAATGTGTAAGTTGTATCATGTCAGCAAAACCCGTTATACGACCAACTAAAGACTCAATTTTTCCATTATACATTCTAGGCGCTACAATAGAATAATTCATTTTAACTTTAGTAAAGTCACTTTTAGGACGCATCATGTTTCTTGACATTTCCCATCTTAGTAGTTTATTAGTACCTAAAACCATAGCTCCATCATAAAGCACTTCTATTGATTTTTGTAATTTAGAATAATCACCCTCCATGTTTTCTGGTGGATTAAATTGATCATCTTTAGGTATTATTTTTTCAGAACCAGTACCGGTTTCTTTTATTTTATAAACCTCATTCATATAAGTTTTATAATTAAAGTATAACACTTGTACTTTGTTATTGTCGTCTTTATCTGCTGAGTATCTACTGTGATTACTGTTTCTATAATGAGATTTATTTTTTGTTAGCTCTTCTAAATCACTTTGAGTAAGATGTGGAAATTGTTTTGCTAATTCTTGTATTGGTATTGTTTTAACCTCACCAACATAATATATATCATCAAAATAAGGTGAATCAGTATACGAGTAAACTAAATTAGCTGGATCAACATAATCTATAGTTACACCTTCAGAAGTATTAAAAGAAGTTTTAACAGCCCCAATACCAAGTACTGTTAAATCATAATAAAAACGTTTACTAATTAACTCATAATTATTACCTTTTAAAAGAACGTTTAACGCTTGTTCTTCAGCCAACTCAATTGCTTGTTTATAATTAAGCTGCATGTGTAAACCTAGTTCTTCTTCTGTATCAGGTAATTGTTCTATTTTGTTTTCATAAAGATTTACTCCAAAATTTTCTAAAACATAATCGTTTAATTCTTTGCTTCTCATGTCACCAAGTATAGACTCCATGTATTGTGTTCTCTTACTAACACCATATGGATCTTGTGAATAAGCTTTTACATCATAAGTTCTTTCAGCAATACCATTTACTACTATATCTACAAACTTAGGTATAATTGGAACAGGTGTCCAGTCTAAATTTAAATAGGACAAATCGCCATTAATAGACAACTCATCCTTATATTTTTGTATAGATTGTTCTCCTCTAGCATATAATCTTAAATTATGAAAATTATTTAAATTATTTCTATATCTATTACTACTTCTATCACTATTAAACCACTCTGACTCTATAGCTTTGGCTATTTTTAAGCCATAATCATAGCTTAATTTCTCTGCGTCACTAACAACTTGACTAGGGAAATAATTTTGAATACCAGATATTGCCATATTTATTTTTTAATTATTTGAGACATACTTCCAGTATTAGTATACTTTGATATGCTTATGTTTAATTTAGGTTTTTCTATTTTTGCGTTTGGTGCGTACAAATGTCTATTGTTAGCCATTACAGCTAAACCACTACTTATCGTAGCATCAAACTTTGTTCTTTTTGTTATATCAAATCTAGCCCAATCGTTTAGCGTTCTATTGAAATATAGATCTCCAAATGTTCCATCTTGCTTCATACCAACATGGTCTTGAATATACATCTCTATAGCAGCTGCGTGGGCTTGTTTTATATCTTCACTTGAATTTGGTATACCACCAACTTCTTTTTCTGCAACGGATAATTTATTCCATATTTTATCCGGTCTATTCATACTAAACCCTCTATAACCTCTTCTTCTAAGGTAATAAAGTAATCTAGGTTTATTGTTCTCTGCGAGTATTGGCATTCCATAAAAAACTATTGCCATAAGAACGTCTTCAAAAAATATTTCTGCCGTAGGTGGTCTTGACAAGTACTCTAAAAAGAAACTATTTGCAGGAGCGTCCTCCATACTAAATCTGGTTAAGCCGTGTAATGCTCCTTTAGATCCTTCTCCATCTACGGTTCCTGATATATCATAAGAGTCGCAACCAAACGCCCCCATGTGTTCATTACCAGGATATCTCACACCATTCTTTAATATAACTCTATTTTGTAATTCAGATTTTGGAACCCAACTCACTTTAAAACGTCCTTTTGGATCTGGATAAAAAATTACTTGTGTATCTTTAATTCCATTTACCCATTGAAAATTACCAGTTGTAACTCCTAATGTTCTAGATAGTTCTTCGTTATAATCTATTTGTTCGTATATTTTGACTAAGTTAAATATACTACCTTTTGCTTCGTCTCTAAACGCGTGTTCTTCAGTTCTTGGAAACTGACGGTAAAACTCATTTAAAGCGTCTTGATCATCTTTTAAACCGTCAACTTCGTTTTGCCAGTGATCAATAACACCTACATCTATTAATTCACCGTCTGGTGCGAGCACATCGACGTCAGGAGTAGTGAAAACTGGAACTCCGTGCTCATCAATAAATCCTTCGTAGTTCCATTCCATTGGGATAAAAAGAGAGTATAAGCCAGATTTTGTTTGACCATTTCTATTTCTTTTTGTGACATCTGATGCGTTGTATAATTTTTTAAAGTTTTCGCCACCTTTATCTAATGCGTTTGAAGTAGAGCCCATCATACATTTACCAACTATTTTGCTACCTAGTCGCAAACATGTTTTAGTTACTCTCCAGTTATTTAATATATTATCGGGTCTTTCCCATTTACCACTTTCATCATGTACTAATAAGTTTAGCTTTTCACCATCATAACTATTATCACCGGTGTTTTTCCAGTCAATAGTTGTATCTAAACCTTGTAAATCTTCTAGCTGCTCGTTTGTAGTTATTTTTTTTCTTGTAAATTTACTTGCTGGTACTCTATATGCTAATTCTGTTTTTGGCCGATCCATACCATCTTGAATAGGTTTAAAAAAGAATGGGTAGTTTATGCTTATTGGAACCACTTTGTCTGTAAACATTTTTTTAGCATCTGCACCTGTTTTTGATAGTATACCATATCTACTATCACTTGCAAGAGTGGCTAAATTAACTGTTTCTGCAGATGACATAAACGAAAAGCCTGATCTTCTGTTCTTTAGATAACACATACCGTAACATCTTTTATCAGCTTTACATGCCTCCCAAAATATATAAAACAATCTATTAGCTTCTCTAAAATCAGGAGCTCCTACATCAATTTTACTCCATTGAAGATACATATAATGTGTACCTGTTAAATAAGTAGGCTTACTATTATTTATAAACCAAAAACCTTCTTCTCTACGTTTAAATTCTTCGTCTATATAGTCATACCACTGCTCTTTGTTTTCATCTGGATAATTTCTCCAATCAAATATATTTTTAAGACGATCTAACTCTTTTGGTGGTTCTATCTTTGACCATTTGTTCCCTTGCAGTCTATGTACTTGCATGGGCACAGATGGTAAAGCAATTTTAAGATTTTGGATTTCATATATTTCTCCTATTTTACCTGTTTTAGATATTACAACAATATCATGCTCTTTGTTATATCCGTATTTCCACTTTTTACCACGATTCATTCTAGTAATCGTAGTTTTTTTAATGGGTTCTATTATTTTAACTAAACTTTGCTCGTACATTATTTAGATCTACCTTCTGCGAATCCTTTAAAGACTTTTTCCTCTCTCTTTTCAGGTGTTTTGCCCTCAAGCAGGTTCTCTTCTTCTTGGATTCTGTTAAGTATTTCAAATGCGTCAAATATAGCTAGTTTTTTAGTAGCCGCAGCATTTTTAAGTCTATCAGCTGATATATCATCGTCAGAATCTACAATCGGTTCTTTAGCAACTTTGATTAATTCGTCAACTGCTTTTTGCCCAGCTTGGATTATATTCTTTTTCGTCTCCTTGATATTCATATTTAATTGTAATAAAATTAGATAAAACTCTATATAATCTTTCCCCGTCGATTATAAATTCGTATTCGCTATTTGGTGTAAAACCTACAATATCGTTTACATTTACAGTACCATCAGAGTATTTAACAATACCTTGTAAAGGTTTTTCTTGTTCAGTGTTAAATTGGTCTGTATTTTTTAAAGGTTTGATCCAGCAATAACCTTTTGGTGTTTTCCATTCCCAAAATCTTTTATATAAAAATATTTGATCTTGGCTTATAAAATAAGTAGATTCATTAAAATAGCTTTTACTATTTTTTTCTATACCTTTTACATTGTGCCATCTACGAAAAACATTGTGATGTACTATAACATCGTCTCCGACTTGTATATCTGTATCACCAATAATTGGAGTTGATATAACACTTGCTTTTCTATTTACATACTGATGATTGTATATTTCAGTATTAAGTATTAATTCTGAATCACCAATTTTTTTATTGTTGTTATATCTTTTTCCATTTGGTGTTACAACAAAGTTGTAAACACTTTTCATTAGTATTCTAAATTATATTCTACAGATACAGCCATGTTTTTATTAAAGTCCTTCCAAGGTAATACATCTTTTTTCTTTTTGATATAAATAGAAAATTTATCATCTTCTTCTATTATATCGCAAATCTTATGCCCACCATATACTTCTTGACCAACAGCGTAATGCATGGCGTCGTTTTTGTAGTCTTTTCCTACACTAATCTTTCTTATTAACTTCGCCATTTTCTTTTGAATAATTTATTGTGCCATCTTGAATGTTAATATCAAACGTTCCGTATTCTTTTTCAAATTCA